AGTACCAGAAACAGTTTGATATGTTTCTAAAGGTGTTCATTTATGGGTGTGTTGCTTGGTGGTTTCTAGGGTTTCTGAAGTTTTTACCTGATGACTTATCAAACAAAATTGTGGCACTTTTATTGGGGAAGATTGGGTTATGAAAATATCAACTTACCAACAAAATGCTCAGATGCTTTGGGAGGCTCATCGGGTGATCCACCAACAGAATATGGCAAGGTTAGCAGAGTTGAACAGACAAGCAGACCAACAACAGAAAGCTCAAGAGATCAAAACCCATTGGATTAAGAACTCACAAGTGGATGTAATGGTATGAGATATTTGCTTTTGTTATTGCTGTTAACTGGCTGTGAAGACAGATATCGCTACAAGTGCCAAAACCCTGACTACTTCCATGCAGAAGAATGTCAAAAGCCTAAGTGCTTGTTTACTCAGCAATGCCCAGAATACTTGGTCGCACCAATTCTTGAGAAAAAGGTCAACGATGTCCAACCAGAAAATAAACCTAACCCCTGACGAAATCGAAGTACGAATCTGGGGTTTTGTCGTTATTGCAGTAACCCTAATTCTTTGCTTTATCGTTGTTGCCTTGCTCTACTCCGTCACCTTTGTGACACAGCCTATCAAGAGTATGGCCCCGATAGATCAGGCCTACACCAAGATGTTGAACGATATTGTTCTGCTGATCGTGGGCGGCATTGGTGGCGTGATGAGCAAGAGAGCAGTAGCCGCAGGATCAAAGGCTTTTGGAGCGCCTCAACCTCCAATGCAACCAATCTGTCAACCAATGGGCAATAACGGCTCTATGGGCGGTTTTAACGCTTCCTATGCACCTCCACAGTCTGCTTATGGTTTGCCTAGCCAACCTTTTGGTGCAATGCCTGTTTGGAAGAATCCTGAATTGGATGAATCTTGGACACCTGGACCACCACCAACAACGCCACCTGACCACTTGGAAGACGATGAAGAGCGTGTTGAGTTGGCTAAAGCCCGTGAGGAGGCTGAGTAATGCTACCTATACCTTTACCTTGGTTAATAGTTGGTGTTCTCATTTCCTTATTTGGAACTTACAGGGTAGGACACCACTATGGATGGTTAGAGCGTGATAACGACATGAAAATAGCGATTGCTAAGAAAAATGAAGAATCTCGCAAAACTGAACAGAAACTTACTGAACAACTTAATGCTAATGCTTCTAAACTTCAGGAGACACAAAATGTTATCAATCAGAAACAGTCTGCTTTGGATCGTGCCATTCGTGCTGGTAGGGTGCGGCTCAACCCCTCAAGTTGTGTATCAGCCCCCACAAATCCCACCACTACCGCCCCAAATCAAGAAACAAGAAGTGAACCTGACAGACAGACTAACGAAGCTACTGATGCCGAACGAGCAACCCTCCTTGCCATCGCAGAAATAGTCGCTCAAGGGGATAAGAATACTGCTGCTTTAAATGCTTGCGTAGACGCTTACAACGATGTTAGGAACTTACTAAATGCTAAGGTGCAGTAGGATGCCATGTTTTTTTGGCATTTATATAAGCATCTCTAGCATCTTCTGGAGTCTTGAATCTACCAAGGTTTTTTTGCATTCCATTGACTTGAATATGTGCTTGCCAAAGCAAAGTTCCTTTGATTGCGGAAACACCTAGATATGGATTTTTTCCTCTTGGACTTCTTAAGTTTTGTTGGTTTTCTGATGTTGTTACAACTCGTAAATTAGATATGCGGTTATCAATTCGGTTGCCATTTATATGGTCAATTTGACCATTTGGGAATTCTCTATGCTCCATAAACCAAGCAAGTCTATGTGCAAGATATTTTTTTCTATTGATTGTTATAAGAATATAGCCATTGTTTTGCGGAGTGCCTGCTGTTGCTCCAGATGGAACTTTGCTGTTAACTCGAACTTTCCACTTGAACATCCCTGTTTCTCGACAGTATTCAAGAATTTTAGAAACTTCTATAAAATCAAGATTGCTCATGCTGTTGTTCCTGTAAAACAATGGTATTTGAAGTGGGTAACGGGGACTGCAATCCCTGTTACTCGCGATTTTACTTTAAAGGTAAATTATGGTCAACGCTGAACAATTAGCTAAATTACACATTGGCCCAGAATGGGTTGATGGTTTAAATGCAACATTTGAAAAATTTGACATTATGACTCCGTTGCGAATGGCTGCATTTATTGGTCAATGCGCACATGAGTCTGGAAATTTCAAACTTTTATCAGAAAATTTAAACTATCGTGCAGAGGCTTTGCAGAAGTTATGGCCTAAACGCTTTGATGCCGCTAAAGCACAGGCTTGCGCTAGAAACCCTAAGTTGATTGCCAATACTGTTTACTCTAATCGTATGGGAAACAGGGATGAGGCTTCTGGTGATGGCTATCGTTTCCGTGGTCGTGGTTGCATTCAGTTGACTGGTCACGCTAACTACTACCATGCAGGGCAAGCCTTGGGTGTAGATTTTGTGATGAATCCAGAGTTAGTGGCTACTCCAATGTATGCCTCACTAACTGCGGGATGGTTTTGGAACACCCATAAACTGAACCAATATGCTGATTCCAGAGACTACAAAACCATGACCAAGAAGATAAATGGTGGCTTTATTGGCTTGGCAGACAGAGAAAAGCATATAAATCATGCTCTAGCAGTTCTTACTGCTTGACAAAGATACCTTCTTTGGTTAGATATCCTTTGCGGTCTTTAATCTCCTCGTAAGCGCCTTTAAAGCACTCTACGAGGTCTAAATCTGCACAAGCGCAACCCATCACTAGGGTAACAAGAATATCTCCGTATGCGTCTGCCATTGCCGCTCTATCGTTATTTCTGATGGCATCAATGAGTTCATCAAGTTCTTCTTGAGTCTTGATTGCTTGAGCAGCGGCAGTAGAGTTCTGGACAATTCCTCTATCCTCTCCCCATCTAATTACATCAATTTCTGTTTTTGCATAAGTCATTTAAGTCTCCTAAATTGTTCTTTAATCATTTCTGGTGGTGGTGGAGTCATTTTCTCACTTGGTGGAGTCCAACCATGCTTTCTCCAAAGGGCTTGGACATCTGATCCAGACTCCCATTTAAAGTCTTTCAAAGGGATTGAAGGATAGCTAATCTTTGAGTGTGGAGGTAATTCAATCATGCTGTCCACTCTCTTTCTGAACGACCTGAATCTGATTTGACTGTCTTACCAGTTAGCTTGATAAGCCCAATCTTTTGCATTTCATTTAAGCGCCTGGCAACCTGATTTGACTCTAGATTTGTCATGGCTGAGATTCCATCTTTACCGAGTGGCCCATAAGTCTGTAGGCACTCTAAGATGATTTGAAAATGTTGAGTAGCAACAGGCTTGATTGATTCTGCTGCCTCATGTGATGTTACAGGGTCTGTTTTCCTAACTCTAGGAAACTCAGACAAGTTGAACATTCTGTCAAAAGCACTTTTAATATCCATTATTAACTCCTATTTATTGAATTGGTGAAGCCTACTCGCTGCGTCTATGTTCGTCCGCTATTTCTAGCCATAGCATCCGCTTTCGGCTTCGTAAACTATCAGAAGGGGAGGTCTGACCCATCGTCAAAATCTGTTGCTCTAGAACGATCAGACATCTTGGCTTTCTGTGGTGCTTGTGGCTCTTTTGGAGACAATGCAAGACCCATGAACTTGCCAGACTTACCTTCTTTAATCCATGCTGATAACCAGAAGTCTTGACCATTTACTGTCAGATTTCCTTTGTAATCAGGATGGTTTCCTGTTTCTTTCTTGTCGTTTTTGAACAAAACGCCACTGTTATCTCTCACTTGTCGATTATTTTCCATTTAACACTCCTTTGTATGCTGAAAACTCTTTGTGATACAGATTACACGCTTCTACTGCGACTAAATCTGCTAAATCACGATCTTTAAAATATCCGATGTGCTTATCTTTTCCGTTTACTGTTAATCGCACCCTCCATCTTTGTTCACGCTTTGCCCACCCAACATTTTTAAGACCACTAACATTATTGATTTTTATCTTTTGATTCTTAAGATTTTCTGCGTGTGTTGCAGGTCTTAGATTTTCAATTCTGTTGTTCATCTTATTTCCATCTATATGGTCAACTTCTGGAGGCAAATATCCATGATGAAACATAAAAACAAGTCTATGTGCCATATATTCTTTACCCATAAAACCTATTGCTTTATATGCATTGTTGCTTCTACCAGCAATCTGTCCAACAGAAGTTCGTCTGCCAGTTGGCTGCTTCCAAATTAAAATTCCATCTTCATAAGAGAAAGTTTCCTGTAACAACTTTTGGCAGAGTTCCATATTAAATTTCCTTAGCTTTTTTGATTTGTGAACGCACTTTGCTTGGCAACAGTCCCCATAAAGCAACCTTCTGGTCAGCTTCTAGGTTCTCTGCTTCCATCTTCTCAAGCCCTTGTTTTCCATCAAGAGCCATGAGTTCCATTGCCAACTCTCGCAGATACTGCATCTCTTCTGGTGGAAGTGAGTCTGCAATGCCTTGTGTTGGCGTAATAACTACTGATTTACCTTCTTCTGGAACATCCTCACCGCTATACAAATATAGACCCAGTCCATGAAGTGCCAGGGCTTTTGTCATGCAGCGCATGATGGCTGTATTGACAGCAAAAGCATCAGGTTTAGGGATTGCTTTATTGCGATAGTCCATAACTGGCAATTGGCAAGTCATTGGCTTGTTGAACATGGTGACTGTCACAAACACCATTGCTGTGCCATTGACATCCATAAAGCACTTGCCATCAAACATTTCTACTTTGTATGAGGCAGTAGGATCGGCTTTAAGAGCTTCTGCCCATGCCCAAGCCCATGAAAGGTAGGACAAGCCATTTTTCTTCTCAACATGATCGTTGACATTGGTTTTAAGTAACGCTTCTATTGACATATTAACTCCTGTAAGTTTCTAACTCTTCTTCAATGATTGCTTTTTGTTGATCAAGGTATAAATCCTTGAATTGGATAAAGTCTGCTTCGTCACAGCAAACTATTCTGTTTCCCTTAATTGTCAAACAATAAGGACAGTAGTGGATGTCAGAAAACTCTTCCACATAGGTTTGAAATAGTGTTTTCATTAGTGCAGCTTGTCGTAAGCCATTTCCCAAAGAACATCGTCTGCCAGAATGGTGAGTCTGTCTAACTCCTCTTCTGTCAATGGTGTTCCATCTTCATAGCAAGCATAGCTAAAGTATGCGTCTGAGAAATCAGGATAATCCCCACTATCAACTCCATCTACTTCTAGGTCTACGACCTTTTTGCCGTTCAAAATTGGCATATTGACTCCTATTGACTTGTTTATCAAAATTGTCCGTTTCTGCAATTCGTCCCTGTAGCTTTATGCAATCATAAATGTTGGGCACAAGTTTCGATGTAATTGCAACTTTTTAGCACGATGGACTTCGCACCTAAGGACACCCAACACCTCTAATGTGCCATAACTTTTTAATGTTTTATATTAGGATAAACCCTAATGTACAAACAAAAAAACAACACTAAGATACTGGTATGAACATTGAACAAATTGAACAAAAGTGCGCTGAAACATTGCTTGATTATGCAATCACAATGTGTTCAGCTTATGTGGATGATCCTGAGGACTTCAATGCCGCAGTAGTGGCTTTGCTCGCTAGGACTCTAGAAAACCACCTTAACCGACCAATTAACATCCAAGAAATGTACCAATGACACAAGCAAGAATTATCAAAGCTCTCCAGAATGGCCCACTAACCTCACATGAGTTATCTAACCTAACTGGTATGCCACAAGCTACAGTCTTGTCAACAGCCAAGAAACTACGCCATAAGGGTGAATTAACAACAGAGTTGGTCAAGGTTGGTAAGCATTGGATTGCCCAATACACCCTGTCAGACGATTTGGTTGAGGCTAAGAAGCCAGAAGAAAAGCGCTGCCTATTGAACCCGTTTGATATTCGCAATGCCAAGGGTATTTTTACCCCTGCTGAGTATCGAGTAATGAATGCTCAAGCAAAGAGGCTTTACAAGGGAAACCCTGATTTCACTAAACAGATCACAAATAATCAAAGAATTTAAAAAAATCTTGTTGACACATAGAAAAATTGTGTACAATAAAATTGTTGCTGTGAAGGGTAACAAAAAATTAAGGCCGTTTGCACATGCTCTCTGTCTTTCGCAAGCACCAGTAGTAGTGTGTTTACGAAAGACCTTCACCAGAGGGCAGTTGCAAGCGGCTTTTTTTATTTCTTTCATGGCTTCCGTACTCCACACGAAAGTAGTGCATCTGCATGGATGGCTTGGAAGAAAACACCGACATCAGGACACACCCCCTGTTTGCCGACCAGCGTTGGTTAAGCGACTGGTAAAGCATTTGGTACATCGGTGGTAAACAAGGCCAAATGTATAAGCGAATTAACTCGTCATGCGCACTTGGGGCGTTTTGTATTTAAGTCAATAGGAGTCAATAGATGAATACCATAATGCTTGGAGAAGGTCGGATAGAAACTCATCTATCCACCCTTGGAGAACCTATGTCTAAAGGAAATAGCATGGATAACTTTGAGAGATTCTGGGAAACATGGCCTAGATCATTCAGAAAAGGCGGCAAGGCTGCTTGCAGAGTGAAATGGAAGAAGTTTTACTGTGACACATGTGCAGATCAGATCATCAAACACATTGAATGGATGAAAACAACAGATGCTTGGAGAAAAGACGATGGCGCTTTTATTCCCGCACCTTTGGTTTATCTGAATCAACAAAGATGGGATGGGGCTGAGATTCCAGAGAGTTTCGGGATTAAAGTTGAAGTCAAAATTGATCCTGCTTTGGCAAAGATTGAGGCTGATAGAAAAAAAGCCGCCCCAATGCCAGATCACATAAGAGCAAGATTGGCGGAATTACGCAAATGATCCACTATCACGGCTTGCCAATTACCCCATTAACAGCCTCTGTTAAAGCCATCGAGAATGGTCATGCTTTTGTGTCGTTTGCACACTCAGACCAGTTATCCACAGCCATTGAGGTGTGTCAATCGTTTGCCATTGACAATGGTGCTTTTTCTGCTTGGCGATCAGGAAAACCAATTAAAAATTGGCAACCTTTTTATGATTGGGCGCTTAATCTAAAGAAAGTACCATCATGTGACTTTGCTGTCATTCCTGATGTTATTGATGGAAACGAGGCAGACAATGATGCTTTGTTAAAAGATTGCCCTTTGCCAACATGGTTTGGCGCTCCAGTTTGGCATATGCACGAATCACTTAAGCGACTTGAACAACTTGCAAACACTTATGTTCGTGTTTGCATTGGAAGTTCAGGCGAGTTCTCAACAGTAGGAACATCAAATTGGTGGGTCAAAATGAGTCAAGCAATGAGAGTGCTTTGTGATGACATGGGTAGACCTTCTTGCAAACTTCATGGTTTGAGGATGTTAGACCCTGCAATCTTTACCAAATTACCATTTTCATCAGCCGACAGCACCAATATTGGCAGAAATGTTGGCATAGATGTGCATTGGAAGCATGGCAATTATCTTCCACCAACCAAGGAAGCAAGAGCGCAAGTTATGAGATCAAGGATTGAGGCATATAACGCCCCATCACAATGGAATTTTTATCAACCAATGGAACAGGAAACACTTTTATGATTTTCGCTTTAATCACTTATGCCGTGGCAATGGTTGCCGCAAACCTTTTGGTCGCTACTTTTGGGCCATCTATTAGCCCAATAAATGCTTTTCTATTGATTGGCTTAGACCTTACATTGCGTGATTGGCTTCATGTTCGACTCAAAACATGGCAAATGGGAGGCTTGATATTGGGAACAGGTGCTTTAACCTATTTGTTAAACCCTGCGGCAGGAATGATTGCAGTAGCTTCTGCGGTCTCGTTCTTAGTGGCGGCTTTAGTAGATTGGGCAGTTTTTGTAAAAACCACAGGCTCATGGATCAAACGAGCCAATGTTTCAAATACTGCTGGCGCTGCCGTTGACTCTTTGCTTTTCCCAACAATTGCCTTTGGCGTTTTGATGCCTGAAATTGTTGCGCTTCAGTTTGTAGCCAAGGTTTCTGGCGGTGCTATTTGGTCTTATGTTTTAGAGAAAAAACTAAAAAATGTCCCACTTTGAAGCAATGAGACTACTAGACAAGGTTCGTGAAGGCGTACCTTACCCTTTACACCTGATAAACAAAGCATTGGAATTGACTGGTGACTTGGAGTAGACGAAATGTAGAAAACCCAAGCGATAGGGTTCAACTGGAGCAAGCAGAAGCCAGAGAACTTTATCGCACTTGGGAAACAAACAAAGATAGAGACTTTGTTCGTGCCAGACTAGAGAGGGCAGAAAGAATCTATGGTCGTGGCGCTAGAGATCGAATCCGTGAATACATGAACAGAATTAAGGATGGGCAACTCGAATGAAAGTTTTAGTAGCGTGTGAATACTCAGGAACAGTAAGGGATGCTTTTATTGCTTTAGGACATGATGCAATGTCGTGTGATTTGCTGCCAACAGATGTTGAAGGGCCACACTATCAAGGCGATATTTTTGATGTTCTTGATGATGACTGGGATTTAATGATTGCACATCCACCATGCACTTATTTATCAAATGCTGGCGCTAGACATCTTTACCCCAAAAAGTTCTTAAACCAACAAAGATATGAGCAAGGATTAGAAGCTAAACAATTCTTTATGAAGTTGTTAACTTGCAACATAAAAAAAATCTGTGTTGAGAATCCAGTTCCATCTTCAATCTATGGACTGCCTAAATACCATCAAGTTATTCAACCTTATGAATTTGGACATCCTTTTCAAAAGAAAACTTGCCTTTGGCTAAAAAACCTCCCGCCATTGATGGCAACTATGTATGTGCAAAAACAAGAAAGCACTAAAGTTGTTGGCAATTGGTTTAACGCTGGTGGCAAAGATAGACAAAAGAACAGAGCAAAAACCTTTGAAGGAATAGCTCAAGCAATGGCTAACCAATGGGGTGCAACATGACATTTATGGTCACTTTTAAAGTAGACGCTAACCCTGTTGGCAAACAGAGAGCTAGGTATGCAAAGCGAGGAAACTTTGTTCAAGCTTACACCCCTGACAAAACCCGCAACTATGAGTCTTTAATCAAAGAAGCAGCCATACAAGCGATGGGTAGCAATGAAATCCTAGAAACCCCTGTAAACCTTTATCTGTATATCAGAGCACCAATCCCTCAGTCGTACTCAAAAAAGCGCTCAGAAGCCTGTTTAAACGGCTCAGAGAAGCCAATTAAGAAGCCAGACGCATCCAATGTGCTGAAAAGTGTAGAAGATGCCATGAATGGAGTGGTTTACAAGGATGATTCTCAGATCGTGAATATCCATGTTGCGAAGGTTTATTCAAGTCTTGCTGGTGTTGATATTTGTGTAAAAGAATGCTTGGACTAAGGGTAAGTCCTAATAGATTTATTGTTTAACAAGAGTAAATTAACAGTTTTTAACAGGAGTCAATGATGAACACATGGGAATTTGATACAACTACTGGCGAAGGTAGCGAGATCGTTACAGTCGTTTACGAGTACGAGCAAGATGCAGACTCAACTTATAACGAGAACATCAAAGAAGTATGGTTTGAGGGTCGCAATGTCATCGGATTATTCTCTGCCGAACACTTCAAAGAGCTAGAGATGGAAGCTGCCATGCGCTTTCACCACCACAAGCTCAACTACAAGATGGAGGATGTATGAGCCTAGAGAGAACTATTGCCGAACAACAAAAACGCATTGATGACCTGGTAGAGGGCAATAAAAAGCTCATCGAAAGGTCAGCAAGGGTGTTTAAACAAAACGAAGATCTTTTTGAGGCTTGGTCAAGACTATGGGATGCTGATTTGCCTACAGATAAAGATAAAGAAGAGGGAACAAGTCGATTTAAGCATTACCACCATTTAAGGCATGAAGTCCGTATGCAAATGATTGAAGCTGGATATTGCGTGACTTGCTACAACTTTATGGCCCATTGTGAATGTGGAGATCAATATGACTAAAGACGAAATACTCGATGCAATAGAGATGCACCTAGAAAACAAAAGACCTTGGAGAGGTTTAACCGAGCAAGAGCATATGAAACTAGCTGAAGATTGGGGTTGTTTAAGTGCTGATTGGGTTTTCTATGCTGGCGCTATAGAACGAAAACTAAAAGAAAAAAATTCCTAAATGGAGGATGTATGAGTTTTGAATGGAAACTGATACTTTGTGGGCTTGTAGTCTTTTGGATGTGGGTTTACTCAATTTGGAGGTTTTATGTCTCCTGAAAAGATAGTTGAAATAACTAGACAAGTTGGTGGATTTGATGCAACACCAAAATTCTTAGAAGCCTTCGCTAATCTAGTTGCTCAACTAGAGAGAGAAAGAATAGCAACCAGTATTGAGAGATTGCCATTTGGTGATACTGCAGCA